ACTAAAAGGTTCAGTGTTCCGTTGATGTTTGTCTGTATGCACTCGAAAGGTTGCTTCTCCGCTAAGTCTATAAACTTCATTGCCGCGAGATGGTAAACCTCATTCACTCCTTTCATTGCGCGTTTAGCTATCCATTCGTCTGAAATATCTCCTGAAATTATCTCGACATTTGGGTGGTCTCTTTTAAACTTTACTAACTTCCCGTCATTTCGAGCGACAATCCTAATCTTTCCCTTTAGTCTGGGTATCAATTCTTCTGCTAGAAATCCTGTTCCTCCGGTTACTAGAATTGTTTTAGAGGCTTCCATAGAATTCGCTCCATTTAGTATCTTTATTTATGTCGTAATTTTCTAAAACTTCTTTCCTTGCGTTCGCTACTAATCTTTCTCTTAGCTCCTTGCTCTCAACCAACCAACTCAAGTGCTTCACCCATTGTCCTTCCGTTTTCGCTATGTATCCGCTATATCCGTGCAGGATTGAGCTTGAATAAGGATAAACATCGCTTGCCACTACTGCCGCTCCGGCCATTGTAGACTCCATCCATTTGATGTTTGACTTGCATTTATTGAAATCATTGTCTGCGAGAGGGCAAACTGAAATGTCCAGTGATAGTTCCGTCAGTCTTTTAGGATAGTCTTTGAATTTAACTCCCCAGTAATGAATCGGGTCTATGTCGAATACTCTTAGGTCAGAACCGAATATGATTATCTCAACCCTATCTCCGTACTTCTCCTTGATCTTATTTAACGCTCCTTTCACTTCTCTGATGTCCGGTATGTGAGTGTGAGAATAAATCCAACCGATCCTAACCTTGTCGTGTTTCTTCCTTTTGAAATGCCAGTCCTTCGGGTCAATTAGATTAGGAAGCACTCCGACTTTGGGACAGAATTCCTTCAATGCTTCTTTGAGAGGTTCGGTTGATACAACGAGAGCGTCTGCTGCCTTGATCAGTTCAAGCGTCATAATGCACTGATTGGCGTGTGCTTCGAGGTTCTTTAACTGCGAGCTTCCTTGAGGTACTTGCCAGACGTTATCATCAATATCCACCACCAACGTCGCTCCGACCATATTCTTCATCCCGACTATCAGATTGGCTGTTGTTAGGTCTTCGATGTACTTGATTATCCAAACATCTCCTTGCTTTTTTAGTCTTTCCGCCAATAGTTTAGTCTTGATTCGTTCATTCTTGCGAAGTAATGAAAATCTTATCTTTCCGCCTAACTTCTCAAGAGGTCTGATAACCCTGTAAACAGTAACCGCGCTTCGCCTTGGTATGATTCCTAATAATTTCATAGTTTTATTGGAGGGGAGGTTAATCCCCCCCTAAAGACTATTAAATTTTCTCTAACTCTAGTTAACTTGCATGTCGAGGAAGCGAAGTCTGTTCTTGTAGAACGTCTTTACGCCCCATATGCTCAACACTTTGACGATTGTACCAAACTTCAGAGGGTCTCTGTCGGATCGGACAGTAGGCGCGATCTGAACTACGACACTAATCATCTTGGACTTTCCAATGTAGATGTGCTTTCGAGTTCCGGTGGTAACATCAAGATTGTTTGAAACATAAATCTTGAAACCATCGAAGTCTCCGGCATAACCGTTCTTGAAAGTTGATTCGGCGAGATTGAATCCCACTCCAACTGCTTTCTGAGCGATTATGCTTGCTACCGCTGGTGTGACAACGGCCACAAAGTCTCCATTTTCTTCAACACCCGCAGTGACCAGTTTAACTCGGGCTGCTTCAAACGCTTCTATGATGTTAGTCGTAGAAAGCGTTATCGCTGCTCCGTTTGCTCCACCACCAGAGATGTCTCCGGCATCCAAAGTATCAGCCGCAAGGATAGTTTGACCGAGAATGTGCGCGTCAAGTTTGTTCTTGATAGCGTACATTTGCTCTTTCATAACTCCTTCTTGCAAGGCGTACTTGGATTGTTTGATGGAAATGTCGTCCAAATATACTGATGCTTCATACTGGGTATCAACCATCAGATATTCATCGGTAGTCGTGATAGTTTGCACTGTCACATCCGTACCTTTCACATAAGCGGTAACTGTCAATTGTCCGAGAATCGGAACATGAACGACGGTTCCATTAGTAAGGTACTTCTTGAGGGTCACATCGGCAACTTCCATTCCGACTAATTGTTTGTAGAGATTCTCTTGAATAAAATCTGCCCACAATGCCGGATTGAAATTTGTCTCCGTGTTATTATACGTAGCCATTTTTCAATGATGTCTAGTCGGTGTTGGCTCTCTCCTTGGCGGCTTGCGCCCTAATCCATTCTACTTTTTGTTTCGGGGTTAGTGAGTCAATGTCTTCTTCTTTGACACTGGCAATGTTCTTGGAGAAATCAACCTCGCTAGATGGTTTGTTTACTTTGCTTTTTGATTTCTCCTCTTCAGCTTTGGCTTCGGCTCTGGCTTTGGCTTCACCCTTGAAATAGGCGGAGCCTTCATAAAGTTCAAACGGATCTTTTCCTAACTTCTTGGCTTCGTTTGTAACTTCATCCCAGATCTCTGGTGCTTCGGGATTAGCTTTGAAGTAGAGATTCTTAATGACGGGATTCGTCACCTCTACTACTGTAGGTTCATCCTTTGGCTTGTCCTGTTCCGGTTGTTTCTTCTCTCTACCAACATCGGTAGCGAGCTTTTGAATTCCTTTTTCAAGGCGTTCAAATTCTTCGCGCGTCACAGGAGCCGGAGCTTCTTCTGATTCGCGCTCTTCGTCGAGGGTAGATTCCTCATTCTCGTCGAAGGATTGGTCGTCAGTCATGCTTTTGAGGTTTATCACTGCCTGCGATTCCTTAATGGAATCAGAAACAGACAGAGTTTAAATCTCAATTGATTAGTTTTCCTAGTATCTTTTCTAGTTCCGCGCTCGCTTTGATTGAAAGCATCATAATATCCGCGATCTCTTCTTTTGATGTGTCGACTTTTATCATCTTTCCTATTTCCCTGTTGTCCGATAGTCGAGCAATACTCTTTCTGAATATCGCCTCGACTACATACTTTTGAAAGTCTTGGTCGTGCTTTATTCTTTCGTAATAATCATCAGCTCTCTTCGCTTCGATTAAAGCCAATTCGTTTTCCTTCTTCTCTTCCTTATGTTTTTCCTCTGAATACTTTACTGATTTCATCTTTGTTGATTGGCTGGTTTCATTGGGTTAGCTGGTTGCATCAAACCTTGGGCTTCCATAGCCTGATTTCTTTGTTGTTCCATTTCAGCAGCTTTCTCCTCCTCGGTCTTTCTAAACGCAGCGGGGTTCTCATCTAGTAGGTAAAGTATTTCTTCTTCTAACGCTTTACGGCTTCCTGTGAATGTGGGATCAGCTTTCATTGCCATCAGGTTTTGAACCTTTTGACCCTTATCAAATGTTTCATTGGTCACATAGAACTCAATGTAATAATCAAGGTCTTTGAGCATTTCTTTCTTCAGTTCTGGGAAACGCATATCTCCTTGCTTTCTAAGATCAGCCATTCCTTTATCTTTCATTTGTTTGAATACCGCTTCGCAAGCCTGCTCATAGGTCATCCCAGGAGCCATTGGGTCTTGCATTTGATTTATTTGAGCCTGTCCCATCATTTTAGTGACAGCATCCGCTAGTCCGGCCATTCCAGCTGGGTCAAGTTGCATTTCCTTGATATGACTGTCTACGGCTGAATCAAGAAGTTGCGAGTCCATTTCTTCTAGGTCTCTTGAGTCTCCGACAATGGCTTTGTATTCCTTTTGGCTCATCTCATCTATGATGTCCTCTAAGAATCCGTTAGCGAATAGTCTTTGAATGAAATGGTGCATCTTCTCTCTCACGAAGTCATAGGTTGTTTGCTGGGTTCTTTGATTAGCTACTGCCATAGTAGCTGTTTGAGTAGCTGCTTGGTCTTCTCCTGTTCCCTGTGATGTCACACCCATCATTAGTCTTGATAGTTCGTAGAGTTTATCTACTGAAGCAATGAACTCTGCCGTCTTAGTATCAATCACCAGTCTCTGAAGATCTTCTCCAACGTCCATTGAAATGACATCTCCCGTTTCCTGGTTGGCTAGAAACTCTTGAGTCAGTGAGTTTGAATTGGCTGTGTATTTGTGAACTAGAATTCCTCTAAGATCAAGGATGTCTTTCTTCCGGTAGAGGTTGAATTTCTCATTGTAATGCTCTTGAAGTCCTTGAAGTATCTCGGAACATCCAAAGTCTAGCCATCTTCCTGGGACATCAAAGAGTCCTATTTGCTCATAAGGAAACAGGGTTTCGAACTCTCCCATCTTCTTAGCCATTCTCTTGCTTGCTCTTCTGACTTTACCAGGTGTTTTGTATTCTTCCAGTTCAAGATACGGTTCCCATTCGGGTTTTGCGTTCTTCTCGTCTTCCGTACTCTTTTCCAACATCACCTTGCAGACCTTTTCTCCCTTATCGTTGAATGTCCACCACTCGTACAAAGTGAATCGGTTTTTGTTTTCCTTCTGAAGTCCTTCCCAGATATGCTCTATATCATCCCAATGTTCTTTCCAGTCTTCTTTCTTGGATTGCATCTTCTCATAAGTCCATCTCATCCTTTCCGCTAGCCCTGATTCTTGGATGTCTTTGATGTGCGGAGGTCTGATTATGTTTCGCAGATCAACTGTGTAAACGCTTCCATCCACTCTTTTGGTGATTGAGGTTCCGAACCAGACAAACTCACCCATTACTTTGTCGATGTAAGAACCGAAATAAGTCCGCAATAAGTGAGAGCGGACTGCCATTTTCAAAAGGTTTAGTATCAAAAGCTTAGCCCCGTTAATTGAGCGGAAGTTTATATCTTTAAGATCAACGTTTGAACCCATTATGATGGTTCGGTAGACAACCCAAGTGATGTTGTAGAAGATCCTTTCTAATCCAGAAGCGTCATTGGGTACAACATACTTTGAGTTGTAGTTCCTGTGAGCCTGTTCGATAATCTCTGTGATGCTATAAGTAACACCAGGAGATACTTGTACCTCTCCGTCTTTATATTGGGTGATAAAGGATGAGAATTTAAGTGCCATCTATTTATAATTTGTTAGTTTTATTGATTGAAGTTGTGGTTTTTTGGCAGGGGGCTGATAGGAACTGAATCCATATCTTATCGCGTCCATCGCGTGATTGAATATGTCTTCGGGAGTTGGCGTGATGTTTCCGTCCTTATCGGTCTTCCACATATAGTTTCGATACTCCTTGATGACGTTCACGCTTCTTTTAGTCATTGAAATTCTTTGAGCCTGGACATATTTTATTCCTTGATTGACGCTGCCTTGACCCTTGATAGCTGGTAGAACATTGATTCCGTACATCTTCAGCTCGTCTATGCTCTTTGGTTCTGCGCTGTCGGCTATATTTAGAGTCGGAGGTAATTCGTTTATAATATCTGCTATCTGTTTGTTTGAAAGTCCTTTTTGATATGTTATCTCATCCAGTATAAAACCGTCATTAAACTTATATATATCTACTATCGCTGTTGGGTCGTTTGAGTATCCAAAGTCTATTCCTCTTCTTTCCAGTCTTGCCTCGTGCGGTATCTCGTCTATGATCTTCCAGTCTTTGAATATCTTTCCTTCTAATTCTCCGAGTTGACCTAATCCGTAAACAGTCCACCAGAACTTATTATCTTTATGCAGTTCTATTTCGTGAATAGTAGTTTCGTCTAAGGCTTCGTTGTCTTTGTAAGTCAGGGTTATGAAGTCCAAGTCATCACGCTTTCCTAGCATCTCTGTATAAAACCAAAACTCTGTTGAGGGATTCCAGTCCATCCAAACTATCTTTCTTGTTCTTGTAATGAGCTGATCAACAATGTTAAACGGGAGGTTGTTGGCTTCATTGACGAATAGTATATCTCTTCTTGGGCCGTGAGCTTTTCCGAACTTATCGAATGAAATAAACTCTAGAATTGTTTTCCCTGGAAAAGTATAGGTATGTGATGATTCATTCCACGCT